TCTTCAGGATTCTCAGCTGCATATACTGGATCGTTACAATCTAAAGGTGGAGGTTCTTTCTTGCACTCTTCAGGATTCTCAGCTGCATATACTGGATCAGTACAGTCTTTCTTGGGGGGTTCTGGTGTTTTAGGGCAGTCGTCTAGCGAATCTTCTACCGACCCATCAGGACAAATAACTTTTTCTCCATCGCCCTCTGTAGAATCTTCGCCGGTAAGTATCTTTCTGCATCTGGGGTCCGTTAATATATTAACTGGGTCAGTACAATCTACGCCCCTAGATACACCTACGCTAGTACTACTTGTATCTTCATCTTCTTTTGTTTCTTTTGTTTGCGTTGTTTGGCCACCAGTCGAAGTTTGAACGCCTTCGCACACCCCAGTGCTAGGATTATAGTTACCCCCTCGTGACGAACATATAGCTTCTAGCAATGCGTCTATTCCTGCTTGCGTTACCTCTCCACCAGGGCCAGTAAAAACATAGTCTTCTAGATCAGCGCCAGTTATCCAAGGTGGTAAATTAAGTACGTTAGTACCTACAGTGGTAGAGCCTGTGTTTGATTTAGAAGTACCTAGCACCTCTACATCTTTTTGCGGACCTGGTGGGGGTTGATTCCCCCAAGTAACGTCTACGTTAATAGTGCCGTCGTCGTTAAAAATTATTTTTTTGTTGCCGCCGATAACCCCACCTACTGTATCTTCAATAGTTTGGGCAACTGCTCCGGCTCCAGCGTTTACTGCGGCTTGGACTGAACCAAATACTCTCTGTAATATTGGCCCGACAAAAGGCACATCAAATAATCCAGGTATATCAGTTTTTAATACTGACCCCGCAGTATCTGCCGCAGTACCTAATATGTCAGTAAATAAACCCGCGTCATCCTGCGCAAACATACCTAAGCCGTAGTCAAACTCGGATTCGGGTGTTATAGAAGCTAAATCAGCTGCGGCAGCTTGGTTAAACGCAGCTTGAGAGGTATCGCCTCCGTAAGCATTGAGAATTTGATCGTAAACTTCTCCTAGGACTTGGTTAGAAGAAGCGTCTGTACCAGAAACACCTATAGTTTGAGCAAACGGGCTATCTAACGTAACAAAGTCGCCTTGATCAAACTTTTTTACTTTTTGTTTCATGCTCATTTACGGCAGTGTCTCAGGCAGTGCGGAAACAAAAATTACGGTTACTAGCGTAGACGGTATGGCAGGGCGGGGGCTAACTGCTGGTTGAGAGTCAATAACTATAGTTGTATCGTCTGTTGCCCACATAAGTTCTATGTACTGCCCTGCTTGTACGTCAATCGTAAAGCTGTATTCAAAGTCATCTACGCCACCAGAACCTGCCACAACATGCTGTCTGGCAGTAGTAGCTACGTCTACTCCATCTCTTCGCACCCAGAAAGACAACTCTTTAGAGCTGGCATTGGTGCTAGTAAGTTCTACGGAAAGCTCAAAATTGTAAACCCCTGAGTATATTGGGGTTATTTTGGTTTTAGGCGCACCCTCTACGCTTATTGCTTCTCCTAAATACGTATTCTCAAACTCCAACGCATATGCTGTATTGATGGAGGCCGCAGTCTGATCGGTAGTAGAAAAGAACTTACCGTTCGGGGACTCTATAAACTGACCACCAAATTCACCGGTTACCAAGTTTACACTGTTTGCTAACCTGTTGAAAAACAAACGCAAAATATTATTTAGGTCATCTAAATATCTTCGCAGTGTAGTTCCCGTTGGCGGTATGGGTAGGGCAGGATTCTCTACCTTACTTACGAGGCGCTTAGCCACTAGCCTCTCCTACCGTCAGGCCGCATATCCATCCTAGGTGCGCCCAGTTTCCACGTTACTCCTAGCTCTGTAGACTCAATCTTGATCGACATCTGCCGACCCCGTACCCGTGTAAATACCTGCCCTGTAAACTCTTCTACAGGAAATACGGCTGTTCTGGTGACCGTTGCACTGCTGTTGCCCCCGACCGACGCTGGGTTATACCGTCCAGAACCTGAGTTTTCCAAGGGGTTCAGAGTCATGGTAGCCGCAGGAGAATCTGCTGTAGAGCCGTCAAACGTCATATCAGGCAACATGCGGTTAATCAGCATAAACCGGTCGCCATCGTCCAGATCGAACTGTGCTGAGGTAATATTTGCTGTAAATGCTGTAGGCGTGCCGGTCTCGTTATCATCCACACCTTTCTCGTGGTTAACCAGTTTGTTACCAAAAGTAGCAGCTATAGGAAAATCACGTAAATCAGCATCAAGCCACGCTGAGCGAGACAAATTACCGTAGTACCAGACGTTTTCGACGTAGTTATACACCACATACCGATCATTCTGTGTAGCCCCAGCAGAGCAGTAGAACCACCATATCTCATCAAACTGCTCGTTAGAACCACAGACTACCTGATCTGCTTGGCCTTGGTTAAAGTCATCAAATATATAGCTACGCACGTCACAAGGTAGTGTTTTAACCGTACCATCATAGTAGTAGAACGTGTTCAGACCCATCCAATAAGCAATATTGTTTGAGTACACAGCCGCATTCGGGCCGGCTATGGTGATGTTTGAGCCTAGAAGCTGCGCCCCCCATACCTCTGGAGCACCCAGATATTGTAGGCCGTACAGGGCTGCATCTGACCAGACTAATATTTCCTGTCGTGCTTGGATAGCATCAACGATTTCTGTACCGTCTGATAGCCGTAAACTACCTGCTTGGTTAGTCGCGGCAGGTGTCCAATTAGTTACATCTTCTTGGTCTGACCAACGAATTAACATAGGGTCAAGCGTAGAACTACCTATGTCATTAGCCCCAAAACAGAACGCAAAGCGGAATATATCTGATACAAACGCTAAATTTACTGTAGTAGGTACATCAGACGCTCCACCTAAAGAACTGACGTATACGCCCCGTGTACCGACCCCAGAGCTTGCATCCCAGTACAGTGGTGCCCCACCACGGTGGGCAAAGAACAAGTCCTCACCAAAGTTGGATTGACTCCAGATACGCATAGGAGCCAGTGTTGTACCACCTGTACCCCACGTTCCAGACCCCCAACGCCCCGCACCCCAACCGGAAAACGGCACTTCAATCTCATTACCTGTATTGATCTGGTAGGCACCTACGACAGAAGCTCCACCGTTGCCTGTATCTGATGCGTTAGCCAGAACCTCGTTGCCGCTAGTGTCCTTGGCCTCAATTGTGTAGGAATCTTCGTTAATTATGGTAGCTATCTGGTACTCCTGATTGAGCACATCAGCCGTAATGTTGCCGCCTAGCGAAACAGCACCAGAATAGGTCACAAAGTCGTTCTGGAGGGCACCGTGGGCTGTATCAGATACGGTAAGTGTGGCATCGCCGTTTACGGCTGCAAACGTAACATCGCCCGCTGCTGTGGTTGCTCTAATAGGGGTAACATCGAAGTAAGCCCCACCTCGTTCTATGTAGTATTTGAGGTTGGTACCAACAGCTACGAGGTTTTGTCCGGACAGCGTGGCCCAGTTGAATAGTGAGCGTGCTACACCTAGATAAGTATTGGAAGAAACCTGCTCCCAACCGCCTATTTTCTGGGGTAGGCCACGTCTGAAACGCACCTTGTCAGTCTCGTACCACTGACCTTCGGCGGCATATCGGGTGGTTTCTCTGTTTACACCCGCTTTGAATTGTAGTTTTTTAATCGCCATTTAAACCTCATTCCGCATATTCACCGCTAGCGATCATGTCGGTAAGCTCTAAAGCACGCCCACCAACTTGTCTTGCCCATCGAGAGTCCAAAAACTCTGTAGCAGCTTCTTTATAGTTAGCCGCTTCCATAGCAGCTAATGCGCGTCGAAAGCCCCGCAAACGCGTAGCTCCGAGGTTAAATGCAATGTCAATCATAGCATCTTTTCGGACATCATCAAGATCGTTAAACCACGCGTACTCTCCGGCTAACTCCTTGATTACTCTGGCAATATCGTTTTCTAGGAGGAAATCTACCTCTTCGTCAGACAGCCCGATGCCGTTTTCTGGGTCTATGTTACGCCCAATACCTATCGTCCAGTATCCCTCAGGGCACTTATATGCCACATGACGGCCATTGGTAACCACTTCGCCCTCGTGACGCCTGAGCATTTCTAACAGTTTTTCCATATTACTTCTTACCATTAGACCCGCCGAAGAAATACGCTGAGATACCAGAAACAAGTCCTCCTAAGTACCCTAGTACGAGGTTCACCACCCCGTCATCATTGGCGTCAGGGGGCTGTATAGTGACCATGAAGATATAAGCCAGGAAGCCCAGCAAGCTAATTACGGCAAATATCTTCGGTGTCGGGTCATTCCCAAACACGCGTCTAGCATCCTTTCGGTCTTCAACCTCAGTCTTGAACGACTCAAGATCAATCTCAAGCTCTCGAATCCGATCTTTGAAGTCCGTATCTGCCTGTTTTACAAGCACCGCCTTCTCGGGCTGCGTCTCCAGTATCTTCTCAATCTGCTCAACCCCAGCATCTGGGACGCCGATCTTACTGGCAACCATCTTAATTGCCATACCAGCCATAGGCCCACCGGCAGCAGAAGCTACCGTGGGAGCGAGGGACTTCAGCAGAGAGCCTAGTTTCATTTGAATAGCAGCACCAGTTGAATGATTAACCTAAGATCAGCTATCGCTTTTGTCTACGCCGTCGGCGTTTTCCTCCGCAACGATCTCGTCGATAGTGTCACAGACATCTGGCACCACTACACCTGCTGTAGCAGACAGAGCGGAGCGACCTACAGCCCGAACGCCCTTGTAGAACTGTGAGCAGTAGATTTCTTTGTTGTCGATCACACCCTGTACAGATGTGCAGCTAGAAAGGGTCAGCAGCATTGCGATAGCTAGGATTCTCATTTGTTCTCCTCCTCAAGAAAACGGGTTAACGATGCTTTGTAGCCGTCCATAAAATGATCGGTAACTCGGTCTTTGAGACCACCTCGATCCGCTATACGGAAACTCTTCTGGGGATTTATAAACGTCCCGCCAGTGTTGCTGAAATACAGCATGTCTTGGGATTTAGAGGGGCCATAGCAGAGTCGAGGTACTCTAGCCACCATATCACTGCCCTGCACACAGGATATCTGAGTATCGAGCTTCATTGGGCGCTTGAAACCTTTGAAAAACACGTTTGGCTTACCAAAGGTTATGAGATTTATGTTTTCGTGTTTACC